GCCTCGTGTAATTAGATTATTGACCGCCCCCCTTTTAGGACAGGTGATCTATTTGTTTTTGGCGGCGCGGCGCTGCGCGCGGTTGAGCGGAGCTGCGGCTGCAGGCACGCGCCTGCGCGCTGTCATCTTCTCGATCAGCGGCTTCCACGAAGCTTCATAGAGTTTCGTCTGGTCGTATCGCCACATCTCCTTCGCGACGGCGGCACGATCAACCTTGCCAGCCTTCGTCTCCTCGTATACCTCTTGCAGCGCAGCGGCGATTGCCGCCACATTTGGGATGCCGAAGAACGATTGCTGGAACTCATCCCAGACGCGCTGGGCTGGAACCTTCTTGCCGTGTGCTCCGACAAGTTCAGGCTGAGCCGTGAAGTCCGAGACAATCACCGGCGTGCCGCACGCCTGGCTCTCTATGGCTGGAATGCCAAAGCCTTCGCCCATTGAGGTGAGTAGCTGCACGTCAGCGGCTGAATACATTGCAGCGATTGCCTCTTGCGGAATGCCGTTGCGGAATGCGACCGGGTGTGGATAGCGCACGCGCTGCTGGTCAATGCCCACGGCTGCGAGCAGGCGAGGGATGTTCACGCCTTCACTGTGTCCGTTCGGCTCCGTGTGGATCATCCAGTAGACGTCAGGTCGGTCGTACATAAACTTCTGCATTGCGTCAGCCATCTCGCCGAATGCCTTGCGAACTGGAATGCGGCCACGGTTCGCAGCGTTGGTCACCACGAGGAAGCAGTCCTCTGGGATTCCCATCTGCGACTTCATCCCCTTGCCCTTGTCCGTAAACAGCGTCGTGTCAATGCCGTGTGGGATGTAGGTGATCTCTTCGTTCGGGATGCCAGCGTTCGCCAGCATCTTCTCCCCGAATCTGCTCATTGCGATGGCGTGGTGTCCGCCTTCTTTCAGGAACTGCACCACCATTGGAGGAACTGGGTCGTGGTCAACTGGCACCCAGCACGCAAGGTTCAGCTCTTTGAACGCTTGAACGCCAGCCATAGGCCAGCAGTCAAAGAGCGTAACGCCAAACCCAGGGGCATCACCGATCCACGTCTTGATGTTCTCTGGAGCTGCGTCAAGTGAGTAACGGATCAGTCCTTCAGGAAGGATTGGGTGACCGTGCGCGCAGTTCATCATCACCTGCGCGCCGTGGTTGGCGGAGATGGCAACCTCGTGTCCGTCCTTCACCATCTGATGCACGACTTGCGCCGTCTGCATCCCATAGCCGGATGGAATGTGGCAAGCGTTTGAGTACCACGCGATGCGGCTCATCTGTCCTCTGCTCCTCTGCTCCTACGTGTGCTTGGTCAAGCGACCGTGGCACGGTCTGCATACTACCCGAAGCCTGTGCTCTGGGGCAATAAGCGGACCGCCTTTGCTGATCGGGTCAAGGTGGTCCACCGTCAAGTCGCGGGTTGTGCCGCACACCTCACACCAGCCACGCTTGCTCCTGATCTGGCTGCTCAGCTTCTTCCAGGCGGGGTCAAGGTAGGGGTTGGGTCTGCCCTCCTTCCACCGGCTCTGCGCCGCCGCTCGATGTGTCTGGCATCTGTTGCCCACCATCGTCAGTACGCCGCAATCAAGACACGGCCGCTGGAAACTCACGCAGGTGGGAGGTCTGGCAGCGGGACGAATGGCGCGATCACGCGCGCCAAGTGATCCACCGCACGCTCGGTTGCGTTCTCGTATTGCGGCTCAAAGACAGCCCAGATGACCTTGCCGAACGCATCCTCCAGCGCCTCAACCGTCTGGTCAAGTCTTGCCGTGACAAGGTGCAGCATCTCGTGAATCAGGATCTCACGCTGGTGCTCTGGGGTTTGCTTCCAGAAGTCGTGGCTGATCCGCAGTTCTGCCGTGTGGTTCTGCTCGTGCGGGTTGATGTCAGCCCAGGCGTCTACGTCAGAGGCGTCTCTGGCGATGCTGACCTTCCAGTGCGCGAGGTTCAGCGCAGCCTGCAGCTCGGAGACATACGCCTCCAAGTCATCCCATCGGTCGCGCTTCGTCGCCACTAAACCTCCTGCTCTGGTTGGTGCCTGCCGATGGGAGGACTCCACCGGCAGGCGAACGCCTAGTCTACGGCTTCCGCCAGATTGTCACGTAAGACTCTTGCAGCGGCGGCACGCCCATCGAGCCGAGCCAGCCCTTCACGAACCTGTGCTTGCCGCGCTCATCGTTCACGCAGTCGTCCACAGCAATCAGGCAGCCCGAAGGGAGCCGAGGGTATACCGCAGCCAGTTCAGCCAGATGGTGGGTTGGCGACTCAATGCCCTCAGTCAGGTCAAACGAATCCAGATACAGCAGGTCCAGCATCTCGGTGTGCTGGAGCTGTCGCAGCCCGATCACCGAGTCCGCGCAGCGGACCTCCATCTTCTTGACCTTGCTCTGCGCGTAGGCGACCGCCTTTGGGTTGATGTCAAACGACACGCCGAATCCGCCGGTGCGCTCCAGAATCCAATCCCAGACGCGCGTGCTCTGCCCATCGCCGCACCAGTTGTCAACCTCGCGCGCGCAACCAGTCTCTGCAATTGCGACTGGCGCTTGCTTTGCCAGCAGGTAGTAGGCAATGGTCTTGAAGGCTGGCCACCTACGGTCTTCTCCGAGTTTGCTCTTGAACTCGCGGTCAAAGTCAGCAAGGCTCATTCCCCTGCCACCTTGTAGGAGTTGGTCGAGCAGGTCACGTTGAAGATCAGACCGTTGACCTCTTTGAGTTTGTCGTCCACTGCCCCAGCCAGACCGCACAACTTGCAGACGGCAACCCAGTCCTCGTCAACCACGAGCGTGTCAAAGCCGTGCGGATACTTGGCACGTGCCTCCTGCTCGTCCAGCTTCTCCTCGACCATCACCGATTGCCCAAGCGTCATCTTGTTCTGCTCCCAGTCAATGACGTGTTGCAGCGCGTCCTGCGCGAGCACCGTCGCTGCGTGCATCGCTGCGCCGCGCCATCCCTCTCGGTTGATCTGGTATCGCTCTTTGGTCATCCCGCGCGGCTTGGCTTCTCGCTTCTTTCTGGGCTTGTTGGTGTGCGGCCGCAGCATCTCAATGGTGCGCCAGCCGTCCTCTGCAACGGCGCCGAAGAGACCAATGAAGCGCAGCTCGACTTCCTCCGGCACGCGGCGCTCTTCAGCGACGTAGGCGTAGCAGGAGCGGCGGCTGATCTCTAGCGCGTCGGCGAGTGCCTCAATGCGACCGCGTGGGGTCTTGCCTGGGAAGGCGTGTCTCGCAATGATCCTCATCCAGTCGCCACGAATGGAACGAACGGTTCGCATAACCCTCCCTCTGCTCAGGGACGAGTGTCATCCCATTCCGTGATTATGACGCGCACGACCCCAAGATGCAAGTCGCGTAGTGCGGCAAACGCACGCGGCGACAAGTCAACGCTGCGGCTGCGCTTTGTCCACTTGCGCTTCAAGTCTTGCTTGCAGCGCGCACAATGGTCAATCACGAGCGCATACACACAACGTTCTGGCTGGTCTGCTCGGCAAACTTTGATCTGGTACGGATCGTCGCCCCACCTGAACGATCCGACGGCCGCATAGAACTCCCAGCCTGCGCGGGTGTAGAAGGTGGACTGCTCGCCATTTGGGTGATAGGTCGCGTCGTACCACGATGCGACGCCGCGCACTGGGATGCCGTGAGGCGTCCGCACTGGCACACTTGGATGGACGGTCAAGATGACCGCCATCAAGAGTGCAATCACTCAGGCGGCTCCGCTGCGACGAACCAATCGCAGAAGTCGTCAAGGTCGAGGATCATCACGGCACGACGGCGACCACCGCCAACGCCAGGACTATCGCCAATCACCAAGCCGCGCAACTGATCGCCCTTGACCGGCACTGTCTGCAACCAGTCCCATTGGCGCTCGCTGAAGCTGCCGCCCACCTTGCACTGCACGGCGAGCCAGTCGTTCGCCACGTCTTGCTTGCCGCCGAACTGCCCGACGCGCTGACCCTTCAGGCGCTTGGCGACCTCGCGCTCAAACGCATTGCCGCGCTGTCTGCTGTTCTTCCCCTTGCGGCTCTTTGCTGGGTCAATCATCTTTTGAATGGCTTCGTCCTTGAAGTAGCCCATCAGACGAGCCTCGCCAGCAGCGCACTGCCGCCGTCGCTCAGCGTGAACCGGCTCGTCTGAACTTCCATCAGTCCGTGCTTGATCAGGTCAAGGTTCGTCTTGCGGTTGCCGATGCTCTCGTACAGGAAAAACCAACCCTCCGGCGCAATGGCGTCGGCGTAGCGTTGGCTCAGGATGCACCAGACGCGGCCAGAGACTCCTGGCTCATAGCACCACGCGTCAGCGCCCTCCTGAACGGCGATCACCTGATCGTCAAGGAAGGGAGCCTTCCGCTCGATGCGGTTCACTTCACGCAGCTCCTGTGATACCAGGCGAAGTGCGTGCGCCGCTTGTTGGCGTTGAAGGTGATGACCTTCACGCGCCACGACTCCTTCAGCGTGTTCAGGATGCCGCTGCACGCGCCGCACGAAGTGACGGCGAAGACAGGCTCCTTGCGCGGTCCTCCACGTTGTGCCTTTACTGCTGCCATAGCACCTGCCTTGTGATCCAGACGACCGTGGCGAGTGCCAAGATCACGTAGATCGTACCCGCTGCGGCGCTGCCACGGCGTGCAGCTTCTTTTAGTGTCACCGCAACCACGAAGGCGAGAAAGAGATGCGCGGTCGCAATGAAGAGACCGAAAACCTCAAAGCTGTTCAACGGTCGTACCTGTTCAAGACGCGAACGAGGCACTCCGTCGCCTTCTCCACTGCCTCCTGAATCGTCGCGCCGGTGTAAAAGATCTCACCGTCCTCGTCGTCAAGGACGATGTGCCACTCCTCGCCCACTTTGATGGCCTCGGCAAATCGGAACCCTGCCTGTGCTGCCAAGATCTCAAGTTCCTTGAACATCAGCCCTCCATTGCGTCGGTGATCCGACGATACGCTTCCTCTGCGGTGAGGTGCGTGGTGTCAAGGCTAAGGTCAGATGTCGAGTCTGTCCAGCCTCTTTCTGTGATGTCCGCCGCGCCGTAGAGCGCGCCGCCCATCCGCTCAGCACGAGCGTCCGGCGAAGCCGAGAGCCTGACCACAAAGAAGGTTTGGTCAATGCCACGAAGGAACTTGACCTCAGCGTCCAGCCGCACGTCATCCACGACAACCGCGTAGCCGTGCCGCTTGAACTCCTCAAAGTCCTGCTGCCAGGCGTTCATCAGGAAGTCCACGTCTACGCCTCGCAGCGCAGCTCCGAGGTCTTGCAGGTACTCGCGCCCAGTGATCTCGGCGCTGCCAAAGTATCGGCGCACCTTGATCATCTCGGTCTTGACCAGCCCAGGACGCGACATACTCGCAATGTGCTTCAAGGCGTCAGCGATGCCGTGCCGCTGATAGCCACGATGCTCCTCAAAGAGCGCCGCAATCGTTGACTTGCCGCTCCCTTGCGGACCAAGAATCGCCAACGACCTCACGGTAGCCTCATCGCTTCTACGACCGGCAGGAAGCCGACCACCTTGACGACCTCTTCCGTGTTCTCAAACTGCGTCGTCGCTGGCATCAAGCGAGGCTCCCAGCTCGGCTCCTTCACGCGGTACAGGTCCCAGGCGAAGATGCCCGCTGGCGTGCTGTTGATGTACGCAGGTCGCGCTGACCGCTTCCCTGCCTCCTCGATGAGCCAGTCGTACTTCGCCTGCTCAATGAGCATCTCTGGGTAGTGCGTCTCTCGGCACTTCAACTCCAAGATAAAGTCCACTCGTCCTACAGGGAGGCCGTACCACGCCGTGCAGTCCCAGTGGCTGAAGCCATACTCCATCCGCTCAAGGTGAGGCACGCTCGTGCTCTTCAGGTGATCTAGTAGCTCTTGCTCAGTCATTTTGCTCCTCCAAGAATCTCTCGCAAACTTGCAGGGCGCTTAGTAAGAGTCTGCTCTTCTCTTCTCTGCTCTGCTCTGCTCTGCTCTATAGCGTGACCAAACCGTGACACAGGGTCTTTTTGAGCACGAGCCTTCTGTTGACGTTGAGCCGACGTCGGGTCGACCTGCCATCGAGACCAGTTCGAGACTGCCACGACACCGCCTCCAGACACGTCCAGCAAGCCCTCGGCAATGAGTCGAGGCACTGCCCGACCAAGCCTTGGCCCGATGATTGCGGCGAGGTGTGTCCGGTCGCGGAACTCGCCTCCCTTACGCATCTCCTTCGCCACTTCAAGGATGGTGATAAACGCTCGGAACTGCGTGTCAGTCAGGCTGGCGATCACCGCATCTCGGTGCGCTCCTGCTGACCACTTGATCCATAGACTCATTTCGTCCTCCTCTTCCTCAGCGGGTAGACATAGCAAAACTTGCCAGCGGTCTCCTCGAATGTCGCCTGACCAGACTCAAGCGCGTCCTTCAGGCGCTTTGCAAACGGCTTCAGTTCTCCTTTGTATTTTGTCCTGATCGCTTTGTCGTGATAGGTCTTGCCTTCGTATCGAATGACTTTCGCGCCCTTCCTAAAACCCTCAAGTGCAAAGTTGCTTGCCTTGTAAATCGTCCCGCTGTGGCCGTGTTGTGCATCGGCATAGCTGACGACTACCTCAAGGTCAGTATTTTTCTTTAGCCAGCGAAGCGTGGCGCCAATGAAGAATGATTCTGTGTTCTTCGGCGTGTCGTCAATGCAGCAAAGTCGCCGAAGCTCAGTGACCTTTTCTGCATCATCAGCAAAGCGCCTCCACTGATTCGCCATCGCCATTCTCCCGTAGAACATCGCGCCAACCATCTCCATTCCGTCATAAAGCGCAAAGCAATAATCAGAGATGCACCCGTTGATGCTTCCTGAGTAATGCCAACGCTCGATAAACTCAGCTATGGCCTTGCGCGGAACTGGCTCAACCTGATAGTCCAACTAGTCCTCCTCTCAGCCGTTAGAACGGCAACTCTTCGAGCGAATCCTCTGGCACGAGTTTGGGTGCTGGCTCCGCAGACTTCTTGGCGTTCAGGAACTTGGCGCTCGGCTTCTCTCGGCAATACGAGCCGTCAGGTGCCTTGTGGCTCGCCGCCCAGAACGCCTCGTAAGGCTTGCCGCTGACCTTGCTGATGCCTGCTGGCTTCAGCGTCCAGGACTCTCCGTGTGAGCAGCGGTCGTCGTCCACCCCAGCGGCAAAGAGCATTGCAGCCTTTGCTGCGAGGATCTCGTCGTCTGAAGCAGCCCCAGACCCCTCTCTAGAATCAACGGAGACCCCTGTAGGAGCCACGGAGCGGGGCGCAACCCCACGAGGTGGCACTTGGACGCCCTTCTCAGGTGAATAGAGGCTCCTGCCCACTCCAACCTGAGCCGCGCACCTGCGGAGCGCATCCGAAGCTGCTGACTTGAGCGGCTCGTCATCCTGAGCAGAGTTGGGGTAGCCGAAGTCCTGCCGGATCGTCGTCTTCCCCTCGACCACCAATGCCAGCGAGCCGTGAACGACGCCACGGATTGGGTCGGCCACCTTGACCTCAAACTGCCATCCCTCAATGCCGAGCACGTCATCCAGCCGCTGAGCGACTGCACGAGCGTCGGCGTAAGTGAAGGTCATCCCAGCGCGCCCAGGACGATGCTTCAGATCCTTCTCCTCGAATGGTGCTGCTAGTGCTGCTGCGATCTTGCTCACTTGTCCACCTCCTCTGTTCTAAACCTGAACACTCGTGCGCCTGCTTTCTCTTGGGTGAGGCGCTTGACCGCTTCGGCGTAGGTGTCTGGCGCGACTGCTTGCAGGGTCTCTGCAACTTTCTCCCAGTCCGTCTTGACCGACGCCTTGTTCTGCTTCCAGGTGGCTGACCACCCTTGACCAACGATGCCGACCTTCTCGCCGATGGACTCCTTGAGACCGATGGCGAGGTTCTGAAGTTCTTGGTCCAGCAACTTTGACTCGTATTGCTTCTCGGCGTAAAGCCCCGCCAGCCGGTCAAGCGCGGTGTCAGCCTGCGCGTATTCCTCGCTCGTCTGCGGTACGACCTGCGCCAGCGCGTCGCTGTCCTCGCCCTGCAAGGTTGGCGGCGTCTGGGTTGCAAGTGCGTTGCGGAACTCCACTGCCTTCGCGTAGAGCTGCGTCTGATAGTTCACGTCAGCCTCAACCCGCTCGATGCGGAAGACGAGACCACCGAGCAGGACCGCGACGTCTACCCACGGCGCGCCTGTCACGAACATCTGCCACTGCACCTGAGCCACCACCTCTGGCGGCACTGGGTGCAGGCTCCAGCGCGGTGAAGTGCTGGTCTTGATTTCCACCAAGCCCTCCTCGCCGACGATGGTGCGGTCGAGCGACGCCATTGCCCACGGCAACTCCTTCAGCCGGACGATGCCGTTGCTGCGGCGCAACTCGCGGCCAGTCTCCATCTCGTAGAACTCAGCGACCGCGTTCTCCAGCAAGATGCCGCGAACGGCGGCTGGTCCCACTGGGTCTGGCGTGTATTTGCCCAACTTCTCAGCCCAGAGCTGGTACGGCGTCTTGTATGGATTCAGCCCCGCGATGACCGAGACGTCGGTCGCCGTGATGCCGTCAGCCCGAAGTGCGAACCACTCAGGACTGCGCTGCTCAGCCTTGACGAATTCCCATTGCTTACTCACTTGCCCTCCTTCTTTGCTCGATCTTTCTTTGCCCAGCCCTCGCCGGTAAAGACCACCGCCGCTGGCGTGTAGACCATCCGCATCCAGCGGCCGCACTTCTCGCAGCGCGGGTTGTAGACGTTCTGGATTGAGTGCGTGTGTTCCTCTCGGTGTCCGCAGTCTCCGCAGCGGTACTCGTAGACTGGCATTAGCCAACGACCACGAAGACCACGACGAGCAGCCAGAAGCCCAAGATGCCAATGGCGATGTCAGTCAGCCGTTCCGCGCGCTCGCTCTGTTCGCCCAGGAACTTAGTCTTGATGCCAACTCGCTTATAGACCTTTGGCTCGGTCTTTCTGTTCAGTTTCATCGCATTGACCCCAGCGCCAAGAGCAGCACCATTGCTGCGATGAACGATGCGACTGCGAGTGAGTCCAAGATCATTGCCTTCACTTTGCTGCCTCCTTCAACTGCTCAAGGGTTGTTTCGCCGGTTGCGATGCGAGCGATCTCGCCCCACGCGATTGGCGCGTGTTCTGCAACTGGCTTCTCGTTGCGCTTCGGACGAACGCCTAGCTCAAAGATGAGCGATGGCAGTTCGGTCGAGTTAGGATCGCCGACCACGAATGTGGCGTGACCCTTGCGCTCGCTGCGGCTGACCCAGCCGAAGTTCTTGTTCACCTTGCTGCCTCCTCTCGTCCCTCTGCCTGCAATGTGATCTCAAGTTCGCTATCGCAGCCAATCACGAAATCGGCGTGACGGTCGTAGTCGTAAGGCCCACCCTCCTTGCTATAGCGTCCTTGATAGCCCTGTCCGCATCGCGCGCAGTTCACTGCGATAAACCCAGGCGTGAACACGAAGTCATTGCCGAACTCGTGACCGCTCGCGTTCAGAAACTTGATTCGGTTGAACCAAAACATCCAGTTCTGCGCCTTGCTCACCCTGACCTCCTCATCGGGATCAGCCATCTGGCTGGTTCCTCCCCGATGTCACGATGGTAGAGCGTGACGTCACGGCTTGTCAAGCCCCTATTTTGAGCACGAAGTTGGGGTGGTCCTCCCCTGGCTGGAGGAGGTCAGCCAGGGGAGATTAGCCGCCCGAAGGCGGCCTAGTCATCGTCCTCATCTACGAGCTGCAGGATCACCTCGATGCACGCTCGGCAGATGGCATACGCCAAGATCGCAGTATAGCCAGGGGTCAGGCTCACCGACTGTTCGGCAAACCTCCAAACCCTCGTCGTCTCGTTGCAGACTGAGCACGCGCCGTCAGGTGGGCGCTCAGGCGGGTCGTGGACGAACGGAGCCACTAGCGCAAGCGGATCAGGTACTCAGCCGAGACCTCTCCGTCGCCGTCAAAGAACATCAGCCATTGACCTGGCT